CACCAAATTGGTACTTCAATTTATGAGGCAGGGCTCGGCTTTATCGGATTTGAAATTGATCCGTTCTATTTCCAGTTGGAAGAAGAACGGTTTTCTGAGCACACAAGTCAAACAAGCCTGTTTCACATGGAGGGAAAGAAAAAATGATTCTTGAAAAACTTCACAGAGCAATCAACAACTTCAACAAGACATTCAACTGGCGGCGCTTCCGCCGCGATGCGCTGCACCTGGGAGAAAGCCTGCTGGTGTTCGGCGTGCTGTATGGCATTTTTTCAACCCTGATCTGGGGTGTCTGCTGGCTGTTCAAAATCAATTACAATCCAGATCTCATTGCCGTTGCATGGGCAGTGCCGGTGTTGCTGGACACTTTGGTCAAAAAGGCTTATGACTGGAACAATGAAGTCCGGGACTGGGATTGAGAGGTGGGAACGACCTATGGATGAAGCAACAAGAATCTCGCTGAAAGACCAGTTCAACAGCCTTTTAGTACGGGCTATTGAGGGTAGGCGCGGCGGTATGGCACTGATGCGGGTGCTGGAAGAACTGGACTTTTACAATTCCCCGGCCAGCGCGAAGCATCACCTGAATGTCCCCGGCGGTCTGGTGCTGCATTCTCTCAATGTGGCAAGAGCTGCCCTGGAATTATGCGACAAGATGCCGCAGTTTGCAAAATGCAATAAGGACGCAGTCTTGACCGCCGCGTTACTCCATGATGTTTGCAAGGCTGGGCAGTACATCAAAAAGCCGGATGGCAGTTACCGTTATGAAGATAGTCACTTGATGGGACACGGTGAAGCATCCGTCAGCATTATCAAAGACTGGATTTTCTTGACCGACACGGAAGCCCTGGCAATCAGGTGGCACATGGGAGCATATAGCGGAGAGCAGGACTGGGGAACGCTCAGCAAAGTATACGACCGCTGCCCGGAAGCCCTGTGCCTGCACATGGCTGACATGATCGCAACGCACATCATGGAGGTAGAAGAGTGAGCAGAGGCACTGCCTACTATGATCTTCCGAATGGTGAGCGAATAGAACTGCCGACAACCATGCCGGATGCTGAGGAAGTGCCGGGACCCCTATGTGATGGAAAATTTGAATTGCCAGAAGCCGTAAAAGAAATGCTGGACGTTGACCAGAATTACGGCGAACCGGACACCCCGAAGCCGCTCCCTACGTTCAAAGACTATGTGGCGCAGGATGTGGAAACGGTGTTCTTCAACCTGAACGAGTTTGCAGAAGAACGCTACATAGATGATAAGCGGATGCTCTGCATTACCCAGCACCCCGGCGTAAATGAACGTGCGGCGCACTGGGAGGGCGGAGCAAAACAGTCCTTTGACCAGGGAATGTATAAGGCCGATCTGCTGCTGTTCGTGAAACAGAAAGACTACGGCCCGATGCCAAAGAACGGTAAGCAGATCACACTGGATAAGAAGCGGGACTACAAAATCAAGTCCTGCTCCCTGAAGGCGGGAGTTTACCGGATGGAATTGGAAAGGGTGAGGTAAGGTGGCATACTTCCATACCAACTACGACGCTTCCACCATGACGGTTTCCGTCAATGACGAAGAAGTGTCCCGTGCCCTTGGCGTGTTGTCGAACAAGACCCCGGCAGCGCTGAAGGTGGCGGTCAACACCACGGCCAGACAGACGCGAAAGCTGATGCTGACCGAGGTTAAGAACCGTTATGACCTCAACGCGGCTGGCAGGCGTATGATCGAAGATCTGCGTCAGCGGCAGAGAGCGACCAACCGCCACCCGACGGCTATCCTTGCCATCATGAAGAACGACCCCGGCGCATTCCGGGCAGACCTGGGCTATTTCAGAACCAGCCCCACAAAGCCCTTCATGGGTCCGTCTGTTCGCAATGCGCCGCCTGTTTTTCAGGCACACGTTCTGAAAGGCAGTCCGATGATTGGTCTGAGCGGAACCGGCGAAAGGAGCAAGGGCTTCCTGGTTCAGTTTAAGTCGAAGCACATCGGTATGGTACAGCGCCAGTTGGGCGTGCCAGCTGACAAAGACTATACCGAGAGTGGAAAAGAACGCTGGAAGCCGAACGAAAAGCTGGTCACGATGTCCAGCCCTTCCGGCTCTGCGATGCACCACACGGTGTGGGAAATGCAGGAAACGACCGTGGAGCAGATGCTTCAGGACAACACCGAACGGCGCATCCGGCAGCTGATCGCCAATGCAAAGCGAAAGGGCGTGATCTGATATGGCCGAGAAAATCACCGGTTATACCAGCGAAATGTGCCAGCAAGCCATGATGGACGAGCTGGAAGAACTGTTCCGGGGCATGATGTTCACCGGGCAGGAAGGGGAAAAGCCCCTCAAGATCTATAAGCAGTTTTTGCCTACACAGACGGACAACGATGATGACATTGACACAAACGATGCCATGTACCCCTGCATCATCGTAATCGAATCGAGCGGCGAGGTCGATAATGACCATGATCCGCAGCTGGTTCTCATGCAGCTGGTTATTTGCAGCTATGACCGTGGAATTGATCGGCAGGGGTATGTGGAGACCGTGAACATCAAGGAAGCGATTATGCAGCACTTCAAGCGCAAGCCGGTTTTCGGCGGGGCATTTGAGGTGGGCTATCCCAGAAAGTGGGAACTTTCGGACGATGACATGGATCACTACTACTGGGGAATTGTGAATCTGATCTGCAAGACCCCGAACGCACTGAAAAATGAAGAAGTGGAGGCGTTGATTTAATATGGGCACTGAAAAGAAAGCAGCGGCAGAAGTTCAGGAAAATCAGCCTGAACAGACCGTAGCGCAGGTGCAGGTTCCCGTGGCATATTGCGGCCCGACCATCAAGGGCATCGCACCGCAGTACACGGTTTTCGTGGACGGCCTGCCCGACAAGCTGAAAGAAAAAGTGGAACAGGTGCCGCTTCTGAAAGCACTGATCGTTCCGCTGGACAAACTCGCTGAAATGCGGGTGAAACTGGAACAGGACGGCACCAGAGAAAATATTCTCTGCAACAAGGCTGCTGCCCTGATGAAGTAAGGAGGATATGACAGATGGCTATTTCGCATGGCTTTAACAAGACCGAAGCAGCGACCAGCGTCACCGCTCCGGTAACGGTCAACTCCGGCCTGCAGATCGTTGTGGGTACGGCCCCCGTTAATATGCTGGATGACCCGGAAGCAGCGGTGAACACGCCGCTGCTGGTGAATACCTTCAAAGAAGCCGCCGCCGCAGTGGGTTATTCCGACGATTTTGCAAAGTATACCCTGTGTGAGGCAGTGAGCGCCAGTTTTCAGGTGATGGGCATTTCCCCTATCGTCGTGGTCAACGTCCTGGATCCTGCGAATGCAAAGCACATCACTGAACTGTCCAACAAGACTGTTCAGGTGAATGACGGCATTGCAGAGATCGACGAGACCGGCATCCTGCTGAAAAAGCTGGTCGTGAAGAAGGAGCAGACCGTGCTCACGGCGGACGAGGACTATTCGGCCAGCTTCAATGATGATGGCACTGTGAGCATCGCCCTGGTCAACGGCGGCAAAGGCGACGGCGCAACGGCCCTGACCGTTTCCGGTTCCATTCTTGACCCGACCAAAATCACCGCTGCCGACATCGTGGGCGGCGTGAATGCGGCCACCGGTGCAGAGACCGGACTGGAAGTGGTAAGACAGGTGTTCCCCAAGCTGGGCATGGTTCCCGGCATTCTGCTGGCACCCCGCTTCTCCAAGGATCCCATGGTGTGCGCAGCGCTCCAGGCAAAGTGCCGCAAGATCAATGGCGTTTTCGATGCAGTGTGCTTTGTTGACATCGACAGTTCCGCTTCCGGTGCACGCAAGTACACCGACGTGGCAAACCAGAAGGTCAAGCAGGGCGCAACTTCTCGTGAAGCATATGGCCTGTGGCTGTACGGCAAGATCGGCAGCACCATCTACAGCGGTAGCTCTCTGGCCGCTGCTGCGGCAGTCTACAACGACAGCCTGTACAACGACACGCCTAATGCCAGCCCGTCCAATGTCAGCGTACCCATTTCCTCCGCCTGCCTGGAAGATGGCACCGAAGTCCTGATGGATCAGGAGCAGGGCAATGTGCTGAATGAGCAGGGCGTGGCGACCTTCATCCGCTCCGGCGACTTTGTTGTGTGGGGCAATGAGACCTGCTGCTACCCGAAAAACACCGACCCGAAGGACGCTTTCCTTTGTGTCCGCCGCTTCTTCAACCACTCCTGGACCAGCTTTGTTCTGGACAACATGAGCAAGCTGGATAAGCCTATGAACAAGAAGCGCCTTCAGTCCATCATCGACAGCGAGAACATGAAGGGCAGTGTCTATGTCTCTACCGAGGTATGCGCCAGCTACAGCATGAAGGCAGACCCCGACCGCAACACGACCGCTGAACTGGTTGCAGGACACTACTCCTTCTATCAGTTCTGCACGCCGTTCCCGCCTTTTAAGCAGATCAACAACACCATGGAGTATGAGGCGGGCGCACTGACCTCGGCTCTGTCTCTGTAAGCAGGAGGAATGACCTATGGCTCTGAATATTTCCAGTGACCTGGTTCCCCAGGTCATCAATGACTACAATGCGTACACGGAAGATGACCTGCTCATTGGTCTGGCGGATGAAATCACCCTGCCCAAGATCAAGAACAAGACCACCTCCGTGTCCGGCATGGGCATTGCGGGCGAAGTCGATTCTCCCGTGCCCGGTCAGTTTGAATCCATGGAGGCAACGCTGAACTGGAACACCATGTACAGCTACGCCACCAAGATGATGAACCCCAACAAGAACATCCAGATCACCCTGCGTGCTGCTATGCAGAACGACAACAAGAACGGCGGCTACACCTACAAGGGCCTGCGCGTCGTCCTGGGTGGTCGTCCCAAGGAGCTGGATCCCGGCAAGCTGAAGCGTGCCGACACCATGGGCAGCACCACCACGCTGGAAGTCACCCGTTACCTGATGGAGGTTGACGGCACTACCGTTATCGACATCGACAAGTTTGCGGGCCGCTACTATGTTGATGGCGAGGATATGCGTGCCGAGATCAACGCCCTTATCTAAACCCGATACATGAAGAAGTCAGCCGTCCCGGCGTGGGGCGGCTGATTGTCTTTTGGAAAGGAAACAGCAATGGACAATATCGTGAAGTTTGATAAACCTTATAAGTTCGAGGGCAAGGAGTACGACAGCCTGGATCTGTCCGGTATGGAGAAGATGACCGTGCAGGACTTGATCGACATTCAGAAAAACATCGGCAACGAACTGGCGGCCATGTCCGTGATGGAAATGACCACTTCTTTTGCACAGGAAATGGCCGTTAAGGCCACTGGCAAGCCTGTGGAGTTCTTCAAGCTCATGCCCCGCGGCAAAATCAAAAAAGTGCAGGCGGCGGTCGTCAAGGGCATGGATAACAGCGAGAACGCCGATGAAGTGAAAAAGCAGCTGGAATCTCACACCCTGAAGTTTGCAGCCCCCTACACCTACGAGGGCAGCGAAAAGGCGGAACTGAAGGGCAAGACCTTTGACGGCATCGACCTGTCCGGCGTGGGCGAACTGAACACTATGAGCGAATCCATGGCAGAAAACCGTATGGCTGCGGGCGGATTTGCACCGGTGAATACTCACCGCAATTACCTGTACTGCTGTATCATTGCCAGCATGGGCACCGGCTATCCGGTGGACTTCTTTGCTGGTCTGCCGCTGTGCGAGGCGGTCAAGCTGCGTGATGCTGTAAACTCTGATTTTTTCGAGTAAAAGGCGGGGCAAAAGGACTTCGGAAAGCGGCTATCCAGCTATCCATTGCCACGCATTCCAACATGACGGATCTGCTGCACCTGCCCCGGCGGGAGCTGGTGGATCTGTGTAACGAGGTGGCAGACGTATGGCGGGAAATGGAGCACTAGACCTTAGCATCCGCATCATGGGCAAGGTGGACCCATCCCTTGTAACTGCAATAAAGCAGACGAAGGGGCTGACCGGTGATCTGGCAAACGCATTGACGGGAACCAAGTCACTGGGCAGCACGGTAGCAAACACTCTGGGCGTAATCGGGAAAACCGGACTGGGAATCATGGCGACGCTGACAACTGCGTCCGCTGTCATGATTAAAAAGACAACCTCCATGGCAGAGGAATACCAAGCCCAGGCGGCAGATGCAGTCAAGTATGTTGGCGGCATCATGAACGATGACGGCAGCATTGACCCGGAAAAGCGTGCCACCATGGAGGACGCAATCCTCAAGATGACCACGCAGGTCCCAATCAAACGGGACGAGATGGCGCAGATCGCCGCATCGCTGGGACAGTCCGGTAAGAGCTATGAGCAAATCTTTCTGGATAACCAGCAGACCGGCGAAAAAAGCTACCTGTACGATACGGCCCGGCTGGCTGCTGCGTGGGATATTGATGCGAAGTCTGCGGCCGATTATATGGCAAAGTGGGAAACCGCTTTTGGTAAGACCCATAACCAGATTATCGACATTGCAGATTCCATCAACTACCTGGGCGGACACATGGCTACCACGGCGGCGGAAATCGCCAGCGTGGTGAATACGTCCGGCGGTGTTGGCCAGACAGCTGGCGTTGACCTGCACACGACCTCTGCGCTGGCAGCCACCATGCTGGCTATGGGCGTTAATGAGGGAAAGGCCGGAACAAGTCTGAACCGTGTGTTTACAAACATCACCCTGGGCAACAGTGCGACGGATGCGCAGGTGGGCGCATGGAACAGACTCGGCTTTGATCCTGCGCAGATTGCAAAGGATATGCAGTCCACCGGGCCGAACGGAGAAGATGGTGCAGCAAGCACTCTGTACAAAGTCTTTGAGGCAATCTCGAAACAGGACAAGTACCAGCAGACTGCGACCATCAAAACGCTGTTTGGACAGTGGGCCATTGAGGGCGTTTCAAAAATTGTGGGCAACTTGCCTGCATTCCAGAATGCCTTGCTTATGGCTGGTGATACCAGCGCATACAGCGGCAGCATGGAGAAAGAATTGCTTGTTCGTCTGGACACCAGCGAAGCGGTAAGTCAGATGGCAAGCAACGCGACAGACCGCCTGCTTATCAATGTGGGCAATCAGTTCCTTCCGGCGAAGAAAGAACTGACGGCTATGTGGATAGACATAGCAAACGGCATCACCGAGAGCCTGCCGGATCTGTCCAACATCGTCAACGGCATTCTGCCGATGCTGCACTCTGCGTTGCTTGGAATTGGCAATGCGGCACAGGCAGCGTTGCCGTGGATCCAGAAGGGCATCGACTACACCGCAGAGCACGGACCGGAAGTGGCAGGGGCCATTGCTGCCATAGTTGCGGCGTTCGGAGCCATGAGCTTTGCGCCGACGGCCTATAGCACAGGATCCACGCTGCTGAACACCATCGGGAACATTGCGATCGGCGGAAAACCGAGCGGTGCCCCCGGCGGAACATTCGGCGGCATCACCGTCCGAAACCTGCTGGGAGCACTGACCCCAACAAGTCTGATCCAACGGGCGGTTGGTGGTGCGTCCTTTGCAAAATCGAACGCTGGAATGTTTGCTGAAAATGCAAAGTACGGCGTTCAGATGGCCGGCATCGGAGCGCAGCAGCCCACAACGCGCCTGGGCAAGATCGGGCAGACATTGGATGGTGCTGGTGTCGGTATCTGGGCAACACTGAAAAATTTCAAGGGCCTGCGCAGCGGAACCAAGAAAGGAAACGCCGGCTTTGTAAATGACG